AATGCTGAAGCCAGCGGTTCACGGTAAGGCGGTCTAAGGATACCCTGCCAAACTTCAAACTTGATGGTGAATGCGAGGGCTGACTCGCAGGTTTAACGAACGAGTTGCAGGCGAAAGCCCTACAGACCGCGTTAGGCGTGACAAGTAACAAGTGAACCTTGAAAATCGTTGGAGGGTAGCCGCCAACAAGCCTGAGATCAGCGCAGGCCACCATTAATCAATACTCCCGGTTTGGCCTTTACAGGTATAAGTATCGTCACGAAAAGGCCGGGATATGACGTGACACTGGGACGGCGCTTTGTGTGTAGCCGTGACGGCCGGGAGAGTACCGGCAACAATTCAAAGCCCTGATTCTTAACTGAGTCGGGGCTTTTTGCATTTCCACGTATGAAACCAAGCGCTATGCCAAAAACTGACACGCCCTGGAACTGGGGAAACACACTGACCCTATTGGGGATGCTCGGTATCGCTGGCGGCACTTACACCACTGTGCATTCAAAGAACGTGGAGCAGGACGCACGAATCAATGTGATTGAGCGCGTGATCATCAACCAAAGCCAGACCAACAAAGAAATACTGGATGAGTTGCGGGACATTGGTATCAAGGTAAACACCGTGGAAACCAACAGCGAAAACATTTCCGAGCAGATCAGCGAAATGAAAAGCGACATCAAGCAGATCAAGCGCGGTGTGAACTGATCGCTCCAAAGAATCAAAGATAAGTTGTAGAGCCATGCCGGGTTGTGCCTTGCATGGATATGTGGGCTGTGCCCAGTGTCGAATCCCTGTGGGTGAAGATTAAATGCGAGTAAGTCATGGGTCGGAGGTCTAACCTCACCGATACCCAATGGAATGAAATTGAAAAGCGCGTTCTTTCCGGTGAGCCATTAAGGTCAATCGGAAAACACTTCGGAATATCTGAGGCGGCGATTCGAAAGCGTTTAGGTACGCAGACGAAACAAATAAAAGCTGTTGCAAATCAGATAGTTGAAGTTGAGGGCGCTTTAAAGTCACTTCCAATTGGTGCGCAAATTAGTGCGCTCAACCTCGCAGATGAACTTCGTGCCATTTCCACGCATTTGGCAAGTGCTGCAAAGTATGGTGCTGCTACTGCTCACCGGCTTTTCGGCATTGCTCATGAAAAGGCCATGATGGTCAACGATGCCACGCCAATGGAGGGTGAAAGCCTGGATTCATTGCGCGGTATTGCTGCAATCACTCGGGTGGCGAATGAGTCGGCCACTTTGGGGGTGAATTTAATCAACGCAAACAAAGAGACGGTCAAGCGAATCAGCGACGAAGATTCCATGCCGCCGCTCGAGGGTGTTGAAGTGGTAATCGTTGATGCTTCGAGTCGAGGCAAATAACCCGCAAGGCCAGCTTTTGCGATTGCCGCAGAAGTTCAGGGCTTTTGTCGCTGGGTTCGGTAGCGGCAAGACTTGGGTCGGGTCGATGGATCAGTGTATCCATTACATCAAGCATCCCAAGTTCAACCAAGGCTACTTTGCGCCAACCTATCCGCACATTCGGGATATCTTTTTCCCGACAATTGAGGAAGTGGCGCACGGCTTCGGTTTGACCGTTGACATCAAAGAGTCGAACAAAGAAGTTCACTTCTTTCGTGGCCCTTGGTACTTGGGGACCACACTTTGCCGCTCAATGGACAATCCATCGGCAATTGTGGGCTTCAAGATCGGCAATGCACTGGTTGATGAGCTGGACACGTTGCCGGTTCAAAAGGCCCGTGATGCTTGGCGCAAGATTATCGCCAGGATGCGGTATGACGCGCCTCAGATACGAAACCGCGTAACGGTTGCAACAACACCAGAGGGGTTTAAAGAAACTCACCGGCTGTTTGTTGAAGAGGTGGCAAAACGCCCCGAGCTTTCAAGCCTTTACGGTTTGGTTCAGGCCAGCACCTACGACAACGAAAAGAATTTACCGGTTGATTACATTCAATCCTTGCTGGATACATACCCCAGCCAGTTGATTGATGCGTATTTGCGCGGCCAGTTCACCAACCTGACAAGCGGCACCATTTACCGCAACTTTGACAGGGTAAGGAACGCAAGCGCAGAGAAGATCAGGCCCAACGAAACGCTTTACCTGGGCATGGACTTCAACGTGCAAAAAATGGCCTCAACATTTTACGTTCAGCGTCCAAACGGTTGGCACGCAGTGGCCGAGCTTAAAGAAATGCTGGACACGCCCGACATGATTAGGGCAATCAAAGAAAACTATCCAGAACACAAAATTGTTGTTTATCCAGATGCTTCTGGAAACAACAGGAAAAGCAGTGGTGCCAGCGAGTCAGACATTGCGCAGTTAAGACAGGCGCGGTTTGAGGTTCGTGTGAACAATCGCAACCCAAGCGTGAAAGACAGAATTTCAGCGACAAACAAGCAGTTTGAGCTTAATCGATTGTGGGTAAATTCTCGCTCTTGCCCGACTGTTGCAAGCTGCTTGGAAAAGCAGGCCTACGACAGCAACGGGGAGCCTGATAAAAAATCAGGGTTTGACCATCAAAATGATGCGACCACATACCCCATTGCTTACGAATTCCCAATATTGAAGCCATCACACAGAGTACAGGTACACGGCGTATGAACGATTCAAAACACCACGGCTATGACGATTGGTCAGAGCGGTGGGAAAAAGTACGCGCGGCAACTTGCGGACAAAGTGAAGTCAAGGCGCTGGGTGAACGTGTATTGCCCAAACTCAATGGGCACGAACAAAGGGACTATCACGCTTACTTGAAAGGCGCGGTGTACACGAATTACACGGGCCGGACAATGGAAGGCTTGATTGGCATGGTGTTTCGCAAAGAGCCAGCCAAGGAAATTCCAGCGGCCTTTGAGCGCATCTACAGCGACCTGGATTTGAAGGGCAACACCACGGCGCAAGTCAGCCGTATGGTGCTTGAGGAAGTCATGCAGACTGGTGGTTTTGGCTTGTTGGTGGAATATCCGCAACGCCCAGCCGACCCAATCAGCCGGGCCACAGCAGAGACTTTGAACCTTCGCCCGTATGTGTCGTGCTACCCGCGCGAGTCCATTCTAGATTGGCGAATGGAGCGAGTGAATAACTCAATGCAGCCGACCATGATCAAGCTGCGAGAAATGATTGATGTATGGGCAGCGGACTACACCTGCAAGAAAGTTGAGCAAATCCGCATGCTGGTGTTAGAGGGCGGCTACATTCAGCGGGTTTACCAGAAATCAGAAAAGGGCGAATGGGTTCAGATTGGCGAGGACATCATCCCTACGCTTAATGGTAGTCCTTTGGCGTTCATTCCTTTCTGGGCGTTTGGCCCGAAAATGAACAGCCTAGACTTTCAGCCTGCACCCTTGGAAGATTTGGCAGACGTTAACATGGCGCACTTTCGAACCTCGGCAAGCTATGAGCGCGGGTGCTTGTTCACCGGCGCACCCACTCCGGTTCTGGCCGGGTTTGTGCTGGAAGAGAATCAAAAAGTTGTGCTGGGCTCAACCACTGCGGTCACAACATCAGACCCCAACGCAAAGTGGGGGTATTTGGAGTTTACCGGCCAAGGGTTGGGCGAGCTTACCAACAACATGAAGATGAAAGAGGCGCAAATGGCTGCGCTCGGTGCCCGCATGCTTGCGCCTGAAAAATCAGGGGTCGAGGCAGAGGGCACGCTCAAGATGCGCAGCAATGGCGAATCCAGCGCATTGGCTGGCCTTGTAAACCAAACAAGCAAGGGCATGCAGCAAGTTCTCGCGTTTATGGCGCTGTGGGATGGCCTTTCAGACAACGTGACCTACAAGATGAACACCGATTACATGCCGCAGGGCATGAGTGCACAGGATTTGCTGGCAATCGTAAAGGCTTGGCAGTCCAATGCAATCACTAAAAAGACGATGTTCGAAAACCTGCAACATGGCGAAATCATAAGCGAAGCGGAGAGCTTTGAGGATTACAACGAAGAGTTGGCCGAATCTGAACCGCTGGGCATGGTGAATGAACCAGAATGAGCGGCTTTTGGATGCGTCCATCGGTCATGCAGTTGACATTCAGACCTACGGCACAACGCTGGTTCGCAGGGTTATTGCACTACTGAACAGGGTTGACCCTGATTTGGTTGCCCAAGTGGTCAGGGCGCGTGAAAGCCTGCCCGAAGATTCATTCACCGTTCAGCGGTTGGATGCGCTGCTTGCTTCGGTTCGTAGGCTGAACAATCAGTCGTATCAGCAGGCTTATGGCTTGGTTGAGCGCGAACTCGAAGAATTGGCCGACCTGGAGGTGACTTGGCAGACCGCGCAAATCGCGCAGGCTCCGGGTGTGGTGATGGCTGCGGTGGATTCTGAGCAGGTTGCCGCTGCTGTGTTGTCTCGACCCTTCCAAGGGCGCTTGTTGCGTGAATGGATGAGTGGATTGGAGGCAGAAAAGGCCGCAACCATTCGGGATGCCATTCGCATTGGATACATCGAGGGGCAAACGACAGACCAAATTGTGCGCAGGATTCGCGGCACCAAGTCTGCGGGTTATGCAGATGGGCTGCTTGAAATCAACCGCAAGAACGCACAAAGCATTGTTTTAACGGCTGTGAACCACACGGCAAACTTCGCAGCGAACGCGGTGTATGAAGCCAATGCCGATGTGGTCAAGGCGGTGAAGTATTCAGCAGTGCTGGACACGCGCACAACGCCCGTTTGCAGGGGTCGTGATGGAAATTTGTACCCACTGGGCAAGAGCAGGCCAAGCCTCCCCGCTCACATCAGGTGCCGAAGTACGTATGTGCCTGTACTCAAGTCATTCCGGGAAATGGGCATTGATGCTGATGATTTTACGGCCACACAACGGGCCAGCATGGACGGTCAAGTCCCTGGTGATTTGACCTACAACGACTGGCTGAAAAGACAAAGCGCAGCACGCCAAGACGAGGTTTTGGGGGCTACGAAGGCAAAGCTATTCAGGACGGGTGAGTTAACATTGGATCGTTTCATTGCGCGAGACGGAGCGGAATTGACGCTTGCGCAATTGAGACAAAAATATCCCGATGTGTTCAAAAAGGCCGACCTGTGAAACTTGTCATCGTCAACAAAACCCCCAAGAAAACAACCAAGCGCGGCGTTCGTGATTTTCCGAAATGCCCGAGTTGCGGAAGTTTAACCGTACTGACCGCAAAAACATGCGGACAGACGCAGCTAATTTGCGCGTTCTGTTTCATGAAGGGGCGAATTGTTGAATGTAAGTGAGGCGGTGCCTCAATAGTTTGGGCTGTGCCCGTAATCAATCCCAGAGGGAAACCATGACACTTGAAGAACTGCAAGCAGAGTTTGACAAACTCAAAGAGGCCAATGACGCACTGGCAAGCAAAAACCGCGAACTGCTGACGGAAGTCAAGACGTTCAAGGCCAAAGCCAAAGGCGCTGATATTGACCCAGGCGAGTACGAACAACTCAAAGCGGACTTGGAAGAGGCCCGAGGCCAACTGTCCAAGGTAGACAAACTGAGCAAGTCAGAAATCGAGAAGTTGAATAACGCGGTGAAAGCCAAGGATTCTGCGCTTCAAAAATTCCTGCTTGATGGCGGTTTGACTGATGCACTTGCAAAAGCCGGTGTGAAGCCCGAATACATGGATGCTACCAAGGCGCTACTGCGCGAAAAGGCGGCAATCAAGGCAGAGGGCGATAACTACACCGCAGTCATGGGCGATAAGCCCCTTCTCGATGCTGTGAAGGAATGGGCTGCAAGCGATACGGGCAAACACTTTGTGGCCGCACCCGCCAATTCTGGTGGTGGGGCGCAAGGTGGCGACTCAAATCCAGCGACAAAAAAGGGCAATCTGGGCGGCACGCGTGAAGAACGCCTGGCCGCTATTGAGGCCAATTTAGCCAAAACAAATTTAAATGAATAGAGGATTGAATCATGTCACTTACTAATATGAAGGTTTTCAACGCACAGTTGCAAACCACAACAATTGAAACACTGGCCCAGATGGTGGAGAAGTTCAACGCCGCTTCCGCTGGTTCTTTGGTTCTGACCACACAAGGCTTTGAGGGCGATTATCGCTTTGAAAACTTCTTCCAATCATTGCACGCCGCCCAGCGCCGTGTTGACCGTTACGCGACCAACGCCGCACAGTCTGCCACCAACCTGGAGCAGTTGCAGTCAATCGGCGTAAAGGTTGCCGGTGGTTTCGGCCCAATCGCTTGGGAGCCTGCGCAACTGTCATGGGTGCAGATGAACCCAGTGGCTGCGCTGGAGGCAATCAGCCGAAACTTGGCTGAGTCGATCATGCGTGATCAGTTGAACACCGTGATTGCCGCCTTGGTTGCAGCCATTGAAGCACAGGGTTCAGCTACCACGTTTGACACTGGCACCGGCCCAATCACATACAACGACATCAACGCCGCGCACGCCAAGTTTGGCGATTCGTCCAGCTTGATCGTGGCCGACATTATGGATGGCGTGTCGTACCACAACCTGATCGACAACAACCTGACCAACACACCTCAACTGTTCCAAGCCGCTGGCGTGACTGTTGTGGAAATCTTGGGCAAGCGCGTTGTTGTGACCGATGCCCCCGCATTGCGCGAAACAGGCACCGGAGCAGATCAAAAGGTCTTGGGTCTGGTTGCTGGTGCCGGTATTGTGTATGACGGCTCTCAGTTGATTACCAACATCGAAACCACCAACGGCAAGAACCGCATTGAAACCACAATGCAGGCCGATTACGACTTCGGCGTTGCGCTCAAAGGCTACGCTTGGGATGTGTCCACTGGTGGCAAGTCGCCAACAGACGCAGAACTGGCAACCGGCGCAAACTGGGACAAAGTGGCAACCAGCATCAAGCACACCGCTGGCGTGTTGGCACTTGCAAACATCTAACCTGGCTGATTTGCCAGATAACCACCAACATCGGGCGATTGCTACAGCGTTGTCCTTTGTTGGTGACTTTTCCTTGGCATTGGATTGTGGTGCACACCGTGGAACCGTCACAGCACAACTGCTGCGGCGGTTTTCTTTTGTGGTCGCCATTGAGCCAAGCGAATTGGCACAAAGAATTCCAAAAGGCGCACGCGTTATTCAAGCAGCACTGGGCGATAAGCCTGGGCACTGCTCAATGAAACACGGCACCGAAAACACCGGACAACGCCACGTTGTCGAAGGCGCGGACACGCCGGTAATCACCATTGACTCGCTGGGCCTTTCTCCCACATTCATCAAGTTGGATGTTGAGGGCATGGAATGGCACGCAATTAAGGGTGCAGAACAAACAATCAAGCAATGCAAGCCGGTGATCATGCTTGAAGAAAACGGATTAAACCGGCGCTACGGCGTGCCAGATGGCGAGGCTGGACGGTTGCTTGAGTCATGGGGCGCGGTGCGCGTTGCAGTGTGCAACAAGGACTGGATTTATAAGTGGTAACGCTTTGTGTGCTGCGTTCGGGCGGTGATTTTAAACCCGAGCATGTTCAGCTATTGGCAAGGCAAGTCAAAGGGCTTGTGTGCTTGTCCGATGTGCCCGTACCGGGTGTTCAGACAATCCCGCTTCAATACGGCTGGCCTGGCTGGTTTTCCAAGCTGGAAATGTGCCGCCCAGACATTGAAGGCGATGTGTTTTATCTGGATTTGGACACGGTTGTCCACAGCCTTCCAGAAATGCCAAAAAGCGACACTGTACTGCGTGATTTTTACTACCCGCAGCGCGTTGGCTCGGGCTTGATGTACCTCACAGAAGAAACCCGCAAAAAGATTTGGGCCAAGTGGATACAGGCACCAGAGAAACACATGCGCGAGTGTGTGACTTTCGAGAAGTGGGGCGATCAGGGTTTCATTGAAGAATTCGTACAGCACGCAACACGGTGGCAAGACATCGCCAAGGTTTACAGCTACAAAGCGCACGGGTTTCGTGCGGACGCGCAAATTACTTGTTTTCACGGCAAACCGCGCCCTTGGGACTTAAAAGGAACATATTCAATGAAGACGTTTGAAGAACTGATTCTCAAGCACAAGGGCAAAAGAATTTGCGTCATGGGTGGCGCTCAATCCCTTGAGGCTGATTTGAAGAAAGTCAAAGCCGATGTGTACATTTCCACAAACGGCCACGGCTTGGAGTTCCAAGAAGCTGATTACCTGTTTGCGATGGACGAAACAAATCGGCACCACCAAATGCCGATGGGTGAATACCTCCGCTCTGTTTCCAGTGCGCCAATTATCAGCCCTCGCGGGTATGCAGACTACGCTTTAACAAAGTGGCCCCAAGCGCCCCGTGATGTGCTATCTGGCATGACCGCAGCATGGGCGGCAATGATGATGGGCGCAAGCGTTGTGATCCTTGCAGGCATGGATGCCTACGAAGGTGATGCTGGCTACGTTGACGAAGCCCGAAAGATGGCGCGTGACATTCATGTGCCGGTGCGCGTGTTCAGCGATGCTTTGCAGCAGGTTTGGACGAAATACGATGGCCGCGAGAAGTTCAAGGACTATGAGCCGCCTTCTGTGATTGATACATGGCTTGGCGTTGAGGGCGAAATTGAAATTGAAGTGCTTCGGGCCACCACAATGATGGGCCGCGATGTTCTGCCCGGTCAGCGTTACAAAGTGCTGCGCCACGATGTGCGCCGCTTGCTCAAGCATCGAATGATCAAAGAGGTGTAAGCAATGGCCTTGATTGTAGAGGACGGAACCGGGCGTTCTGACGCAGAGAGCTACACAAGCGTGGCCGAGGCTGATACCTATTTCAGCAAACGTGCAAACGCAGCCTGGGCCGCACTGACCACTGAGAACAAAGAAGCGGCACTGAGAAAAGCCACAGATTATCTGGGGCAAGTATACCGCTTGCGATGGAAAGGAACTCGGGTCAATGGAACCCAGGCACTTGACTGGCCGCGTGCATTTGTTGAGCGTGATGATTACCAGTATCAGGGCTTGAACGGCTCCACCTACATCGGCGGCTTCTTCTACTTCCCAAGCGATGAGGTGCCGGTAGAGATTCGCAACGCCTGTGCAGAGTTGGCCTTCAAATCAACCAGCGCAGAACTTGCTCCAGATATTGCACGCGAGACAAAGCGCGAGAAGGTTGGGCCGCTTGAAGTGGAGTACAACGAGTATTCAGTGCCTTACACACGTTACCGCGCCATTGAAAACTTGTTGGCAACATTCTTGATGGCCGGAGCCAGTGGCGCATTTAGAAACGTGGTGATTCGGTGAGCTTCGATTATTCCGGCCTTCTTGCCACTGCGCGCAAGCTGCTTGCCCAGTTCGGTCAAGCCATGACTGTGACTCGCTCGGTACAGGGCGCATATGACCCCAACACCGGCACCACAAGCGTCACCACCACGACATTCACAGACAACGGCGTGATTTTCCCAATCAGGGACAGCGTGAGCAACATGGAAGGCTCATTGATCCGGATGGACGATCAGCAAATCTTTTTCCAGGCATCACAGGCCCCGATTCCTACCGATCAAATCACGGTTGGCGCAACCGTTTACAACGTGGTTGCAGTCAAGGCAATGGAGCCTGGTGGGGTGAATGTGCTGTATGAACTGTTGGTCAGAAAATGAGTAACCCCGCCCAATTCACAGTTGACTTAGCCAAGGTAATTGCCAAGGCCAAGGGAAACGGCGTGCGCGTTGTTAAGGCCACCTCTTTGGCACTTGAGGCCGGTGTGAAAACAGCAACACCAGCCGACACTGGCGCGGCGCGTAACCGTTGGAGCATTGGCCTAAACGCAATGGACAACGCTGAGTACCCCGCAGACAAATCCGGGCAAGGCGCAACGGCTCGAAATGTCAGCAAGTTGTCGCAATTCAGAATGGGCGATGCGGTGTTTATCACAAACAACATTCCCTACATTTACAAACTTGAGTACGGGCTTTACGGCAACCCGGAAGGCTCGGCCAATGGGCCTAAAACGATCAACGGTTATTCCACGCAAGCCCCTGGCGGCTTTGTTCGAATTACCTATCAAAACGTATTGAGCCAAATTCCAAGAATCGTAGCAGGCGCGACCAAATGAGCATTGTCAATATCTCTGCCGCCTTTGAAATCCGCTTGGGATTGATGGCCCCGCCCTTGGCGACGACTTATGAGAACCAGCCGTTCACACCCGTGACCGGCACACCATACCAGCGCACACGATTGCTGCCAGCCCAGCCAGAAAACCCAACGCTGGGCGATGACTATTACCGTGAAGTCGGGTTTTTTGAAATCGTGCTTTTCTACCCAATCAACCAGGGCAGAGGGGCGGCACAAGCAAGGGCAGATGCGATTGCACAGCATTTCAAGCGCGGAACATTTATGACCCAAGGCGGCGATGTGGTGAAAGTGACCCGCACCCCCACAATCGGCCCTGCGGTTCAAGACGGTGACAGGTACGCAATGCCTGTGACCATTTTCTACAGGGTCGAGCAATTTTAAAGGATGAACTATGAGTGAAGGTATTCAGAAGGTCTTAGCCCTGAAAAAACAGGTTGACCGAACCACCAAGGCCACGGCTGCTTCTGCGCGTCAGTATCGCCGTGTGACAAGCAATTTCGAACTGGAAAAGGATGCGTTCAACTCCAATGAGATTCGCACCTCTCAGCAAATGGCCGACATGCGCCACGGCACACGCCGATCAACTGGTGTACTGAACGGTGAACTGGTCGGCTCGGCCTATGATGAACTGATTGCCGCAGCATTGCGCCGTGATTTCTCAGCCGGGGCGACCACTGGCGCGGTCATTACGATTGCCGCTGATGTGAACGAGTTCACCCGCTCGGCTGGCTCTTTCATCACAGACGGTTTCAACGTGGGCACGGTGGTGTCTGTTTCAGGCTTCACTACTTCTGGAAACAATGGCCTGTTTGCCATCACCAGCGTTGCTGCGTTGACCCTTGGCGTGTTGCCTTTGAATGAGCAGGTAATGGCCGCAGAAGTTGAAGGCGACAGTGTGACGATTGTTGAATCTGGTCAAAAGACATTCACCCCACTGACCGGCCAAACCCGTGATTATTTCACCGGCGAAGAATGGCAACCCGACATCACTGTGTCGCGCACCCACATTGGCTTGCAGGTTGACACCATGAACATTGGCATCCAGCCCAATGCCATGTGCACGATTGATTTCGGTTTGCTGGGTTACAACTCTGAAACCCCTACAGCAAGTCAGTATTTCACCAGCCCCACAGCCGTGGGCGGCGAAGGCGTGTATGCCGGTCAAGATGGCGTGCTTGTGATTGATGGCGCGGCAAACGTGAAAGTAACGGGCTTGAACCTGGCGTTCACTGCATCCATTCAACAGGTGCCCGTGATTGGCTCAAACCTGACCGGTGCAACGTCTCGCGGCAAGATGCAATTGACCATTGATGGCACGGCCATTTTTGATGATGACTCAATCCTTGGCTACTTTGACGAAGAAACCGAGATCAGCTTGCACTATGTGCTGTTCAATGCGGATCGCTCGGACTTTTTCAGCATCTTCCTGCCACGCGTGAAGATTGGTTCAGCCACGGCCAACGATGGCGAGATTGTTCAAATTCTGTCGTTCTCGGGCGTTGCGCTGGAATATGTCGGCGCGGTTAGTGGTGTTGAGAAAACAACCGCACTGGTTCAGGACAGCACACTCGTTTAAC